AAACAATATCCAGGCATATTAAATGCTGTTTCAAAAGTAGTTGGAACAAAAAGTGCAAATACAGTTCTAGGAACAACTGCGGTTTCAGCGGCTCAAGGGGGGATAACAGGTGCCGGAAAAGCAGAGGGCGATTTCGCTCAAACAATGACTGATGCCACTATGGGAACAGGATCAGGTGCTGCTATTGGTGGGGGGCTTGGTGTTGTTGGGTTTGTCGGTTCAAAAATAGTTTCTAAGGTAATTGACTTCGCAAGACGTCAATTTGGAGAAAAAGCTGCGGGCGCTGCTCAAAGGGAATTGCAAAAACTAGCTCAAGAAAGAGGGATTACTCCGGACGAAGCTTATGAAATGATTGCAAACGGTCAGCTTTTAGCTGAGAACAAAACTCTGCGGGATGTTGTTAGAACATATAGGGCGCAAGGTGGAATGGCGGCTGAAACACTTAGATCAGGCCTTGAAAATAGACCAACCTATACTCAGGGCGGTGTTAAAAAATTTATCAATGAAAAATTAGGATTAAACCTTGAGGAAAATGTTTTAACCAAAAGACTTGATGATTTAACAGATTTAAAAGCCAAAGCAGAAAAATTATACGATAGTCCAATGGGAAGGACTCAGGTACCTCAACCTTTATTGCTCGAAATGGTAAAAGTTTTTCAAGACGCGCCAGAAACTTTTGCAAAATTGAAAAGGGCATTTAGAACAGGAGGACGAAATTTTCCTTTTGAGCTTAGAAACGGACAAATAATTGTTAAACCGAACAAGTCCGGAGAGGCAATAATAACTGTATCCGATGCTGAGATTTTGCGACGAAGTTTACGTGATACCGCTAATAAATTTTACAAAGATGGTGAAGGCGAAGTTTATAAAAATATAAATAATATGAGATACAAAATTGAGGCTCTTATTGACGGAATAAGCCCAGATACAAAACTTGCTAGAGAAACGTATCATAAAATGAAAAACGTAGATGAAGCTTTTAAAACAGGGCAAGACAATTGGACAGCTAATCCTAATGTCGACAAATTAAGACAAGAATATGGTCATATTTTAGCAAAAGGACAAGAGGAACTAGAAGCTTTTAGACTTGGGGTTTTATCAAAAATAAGGCAACAACTTGGAAGTGGAAGCAGAGCTTCAACAATTAAAAAAATGGCTGACCCAGAAACAAATCTAGGAATGGCAATTAGAGATATTTTCCCAGAGCAAGACATCAATCAATTAATTCAAAAGCTTTCAAACGCAACTGATGCAAACGAAGCGGCTCAAGAAATTTTAAAAGGAAGTGGAACCGCTATTACAAACGCTCTTGTAAAAAGAGAGGGCACAAGTGCTGATATTATTGATGCAATGGGAAATGCGGGATTTAGTGCGGGAGTTTTTAGAGTAGTTCACAATATTATGAAAAAATACGATCCTGGCTTAAGTGATAGCGAAAGAAACGACCTTGTTCAATTAATGCTTTCTAGGGATGGAGACAAAATTAAACGAATAATAAGTGACGAAGCAAGATATGATTTGCTTGAGGATAAAATAATTGATCTTGGAAAAAATATTAAAAGTGCTTTTTCAAGAGCGGGAACTCAGACAATAGAGCCGGAAACTTTAATAGCCGCTCCTGGAATGATTGGCGCAGGACAGTAGTAGGAGAATAAAAAATGAAAATTGAACCTATGGACAGAGACACTATTGAGGGAATAGTGCAAAAAGCTGTTACGGATGCTGTTGATTTCATAGAGGGTGAAATTTCAGAGCCAAGAATAAAAGCTCAAAAATACTTCGATGGCAAAGTAAACATAGGACATGAGCCTGGCAGATCAAAAGTCGTAGCTACAAAATGTCGGGATGTTGTGCGAGCGATGAAGCCCGCATTGCAAAGAATATTTTTAGCTTCTGAAAATGTCGTTGAATTTATGCCGCGCAATGCAGATGACGTAGAAATCGCTGAACAAATGACCAAATTTGCAAATTATAAATTTATGCAAAATGATGGTTATAAAATACTTTCTGACGTGTTCCAAGATGCAATGGTAAAGAAAGCCGGAATTGCAAAAGTAATGTATGACACAACGGAAGAAACCGAAATATTAACTTATGAAAACAAATCTGAAGACGAGTTTTTATTTGTAGCTGACCAAGACAATGTTAAGGTTTTAGAGCAAACTATTACTGAGGAAATAGAAATTTCCCCAGACGGTGCAGAAATAAAAACCCCTATCTATGATTTCAAAATTTCAAAAACCTCTAGATCAAAAGGCTTGACTGTTGCATCTGTGCCACCAGAAGAATTTTTTGTTGATAGGAATGCAAGGTCAATAGATGACTTTTTTGTGGTCGGTCATAGAACGGATATGACTGTAGGCGATTTACTTGCAATGGGGTATACCGAGGACGAGTTATTTGGACTCACTGGCACAATGTCGACTATGCAAAGTGAAGCTGAATTTGGAAGGCGAAACTATTCTGTTGACGAAGATGATGACGAAAGTGCTGATCCGACTTCAAAAAAAGTTATTGTAACCGAAGCATACATGAGAGTTGATGCAGAAGGTGCGGGCGTTCCGCAACTGTATAGATTTTTTCTTGCGGGCGCCTCTTATTCAATGCTTGATTATGAGCCTTGCACACAAGTTCCTTTCGCAGTTTTTGAAGTTGATCCGGAACCTCATGCCTTTTTTGGACGCAGCGTTGTTGATTTGGTTATGGATGATCAAGATGCAGCTACAGCAATGTTACGAGGGGTTTTAGATAACGTTGCTTTGACAAATAATCCAGGCCTAGAAGTCAATGAAGCCCATGTTGCTATTGAGGATTTATTAAACAATGAAATTGGGCGAATAGTAAGGGTAACTCAACCTGGCGCGATTAGGGAACAAGTTGTACCTTTTACAGCAGGGTCAACTTTGCCTGCATTGCAATACTTTGACATGCTTGTAGAGAGCAAAACAGGTGTAACTAGGGCTTCTCAGGGCTTAGATGCTGATATGTTGCAAAGTGCGTCAGCTACTGCTGTAGCAGCAACCATAGATGGAGCGGCTTCCCAGGTGGAAGTTATGGGCAGAAATTTAGCTGAAAGCGGAATGAAAAAACTTTTTAGATTGATCGCTGATACTATCATAAGAAACTCAGATAAAAATGAAATTATGAGGCTTCAAGGCGAATACGTAGAAGTTGACCCAAGCACATGGGACTCAACTTTAGATTTAATTGTAAACGTGGGGCTAGGAACTGGTAGGGCACAGGAAAAAATTGCTACTTTGCAAGCTACCTTGCAAACTCAAATGGGTGTTTGGCAGCAATATGGACCTGAAAATGGCTTAGTAACTATGCAAAATGTGCGTCATACATTGGCTGATATTTTGGCTGCATCTGGAATAAAAAATAGTGATAGATATTATTTACCTGTCACTGAAGAAAGCGAAGCTCAGTTAATTGCAACAAAACGTCAACAGCAGTCTGATGCAATGGCAATGCAAAGTCAGCAAAGTCAGGCACAAAATGATCCGAACGCGATGTTTATGCAAGCTGAAGCAATGAAAACACAAACAAGAGCGCAAGTTGATATGGCTAAATTGCAATTAGATGCTAAAAAACATCAGGATAATACAGAACTTAAATTGGTGCAAATGGCAGCAAATGATGATTTGGCAAGGGATAAATTAGTGCAAGACATAGCTGTGGAAGTTGCAAAAATGATGGGGCAATATGGACAAACCATTGATGCTGAAGCTATAAAAAGACAACAAGACGAAGAAAGAGTATTTAATAGAGGAAATATGAATGGCATCGGATTACAAGGAACGGGCGCAGAGGGCGCATAAATTAAAGTCAAATCCGGATTTTCGAGCCGTTTTACAAGATTTGCGAGAACAACAAAAAGATATTTTCGCAAAAACAACCGCTCAAGAGGTGGAAAAACGTGAGGATGCTCACGCCATTTTAAGAGCATTAAATGAAATAGAATACCTTTTACAAGCAGATATAAATGCTGAGGTGTTCATAGAAAAAGGTAAGGCACCGCTATGACGACTGAACCACGTGAAGGCAGCATACAAGAAGCCGCTCAATTAATTATGGATGCTCCAGTTGCTGCAAATAATTCTGACGAAGCAAATGATGAAACAATAGAGGCAACTGATAATAATCAGACTGATGTTGATGAACCTATTGCGGAAAGTGAGAATGAAACAGAAGAAATCGAGGTAATTGACGAAAATGACCTTGAAATTGAGGATGAACAGATTTCGGCTGAAACTGCCGTTCCCGCAGAACTTTCTGATGATCTAGAGATTGAATTTAAATCAGACGGATCAATTAAGAAGGCAACCTTAGGGGAGCTAAAGCGAAGTGCCGCCGGACAAGATTACATTCAAAAAGGCATGGAAGAAAATGCAAAAATTCGTAAAGAACTTGATGCAGTACTTTCAAGCCAAGCAGAACGAAGCGCCAAAC